ATACGCCTCAATAGCGGCTACAAGCTCGTTGTACGTCATGATTTACGCCATCGGGCCGCGCGCCATGGTGCCTTTGGTAGCCGCGCCAGTGCCGCGAATCTTGATGCCGGAGGTCTTGGTAGCGCCCGCATCCGGATTACGCGAGATGCTGCCAACCGACATGTTCACGTCATTGGCCGTCAGCCGCTCGACGATGTCGGGGTTCTTCACCGCCTTGGGTTTCTTGTACTGCATGTCAGCCTCGCTTCTGAGCGGCGACTTTCGCCAGATTGCGCCCAAGCTTTTTCATGTCAGCGTTGGTTTTGCCGACCGGGCCTTCGCTCGGTTTGCCGCCCTTCTGGATCGGCACCGTGGTGTCTTTAGTAGCCATTTGAACCTCCGATTAGGTCACGACTGTGACTGTACCAACAAGACCGGACGCAGCCAATGGATTTGGTGTGCCGCCGTCCACAATGTTATTCCCGCCGCCCACCGGGTTCCAGCCCCAGTAGATGTTGCGACTGCCTTCACCAAGCGACCCGGTAGCGGTGAGCCCTGACTGGTAGTAGCTCGTGTCGGGGCGGGGTTCACGCACTGCCTGCGGGTCGTTCACCGGGTACATGCCCAATTGCAACTGCGGATGGTCAGGATCCCAGCACTCCGGACAGGTCTTGATGTTGACCTGCTTGGTCTTGATCGTGAGCTTCTTCAGTTGCTTGAGCTTGAAGCGCTGACCACATCGGTCGCACTCCGCAATACTGTTTTTGCCCGACGAAAACTTATTAGGCATTATCAGTACCTGATAATTCGCGGCACCAGCCTCACCGGCGCTTTTTCACGGTCCTCGTCCGCAGCCAACTGATACTGCTGCTCATAGTCCATCTTGAGCATGTTGATCCGATCCGGGCTGACATCAGGCAGCTTCATGGACAGGTAGTACGCAAGCCCCGCCACCATGCAGTTCAGGAAGCGGAAGGGGATGTCCTGCGTCTTCACGCCCGTGCCCGAGTCCTGAATCCTGCGCAGCCGCCAGTACACGAAGGTGTAGAACGAAGACTGATCCGGAGCGGGCCAGACGTTGATCTGCGGGTTAGCCACGCCAGTAGTCGGGTAGGTTGCGCCCGATTGCCGGTTGATCCAGACCTGAATGGGCCTGCCGGTAGCGTTCTTGTTGGGGATTGTGGAGTACGTCGGCTCCGAGATCCGATTGATGTTGATGTCGGTCTGGTTCTGCCCACTGCCGGTACGAACCACATGGTCGAGCAGATCAATCGTATCAATCGGCAGGTTGTACGTAATAGTCCCCTGCACCAGCGGGATGGAACCCTGCTCGACAGTCCACAGGTTGATACCCCGATTCGCCCACTCGATGGTCAGCAGGTTGAGCGAACGCCGAGCCGTCTTGAAGTCGTAGCCACTGCGCAGTTCCTTCCCGCAGCGCTCAAACGCCTCCTCGATAAGCTCGGCAATATCGAGATTGAATGTGGAGGTGCCGGTGGTGGTCATTACCTTCCTTCAGACGCCGCCACACCCCGCGCCAAACTCTCAGGGGCCATTGTGTACGCCGCGTTGGGGTTGAAGGTCGTACCGGAGTTATTCTGCCGTGGCATCGGCTGCCCAAAGCCGCCTTGCGGAAGCAACCCATTCTGTTGCCTCGGAGCCCCGCCAAGACCTTGCAGCGACTGTTGCCCGCCGCCAAAAGCTGTGCCGCCGCCAAGACCCGGCATCGGAGCACCACCGCCACCACCCATGAGAGAGCCACCAAGCCCTTGCGGTGCCGCCATTCCGGGATATTGGGCTTGTGTTTGCGCGGCTGCAGCATTAAAGGCATTGCTAAGGTTGTTCGCAAGCCCGCCTTGCTGCGTACCGCCAAAGTTGTTAACCGCCGGACCAAAGCCTTGCGCACCGGGCATCGGGGCACCACCGCCCATGAAAGAGCCGCCAAGACCTGTAAGCCCGGATTGCTGGCCGCCAGACGGTTGGAGCGCGCCGAGGAACCCGCCTTGGCCTTGCGGCATGGTCATTTGGCTTTGCTGTGCGGCTTGCTGTGCGGCTTGCCTAATAAAATCTTGACTGGGTTGCGTCAATGCGCCGCCCGGCGTTTGGGACATGAAAGGCGTGTTGCCAATCATCGTGTATTGCGCTTGACCAAGCTGCCCCATCGGGTACTGCTGCCCGCCCATACCGCCTTGGCCTTGGCCTTGGCCTTGCTGCAGGTAGTCCTGATACTGCTGGTTCAAGTTGTTCTGCGCTTGACCAAGCTGCCCCATCTGACCTTGCTGCATGCCATATTGTTGCCCAGCGTTTGGCGCACTAAGCTGCTGCCCGCCCATACCGCCTTGGCCTTGTTGCATGAGTTGCTGCATGAATTGACTAGCTTGTGCGTTAAGCCCCGTCTGGCCTTGCTGGCCCGTCTGGTTTTGCGGCTGCACGCCCATCTGAGCTTGCGCACGTGCCATACGCGCTGCGTTTTTAGCTTCTTGCTGCTCCGGCGTAATGCTTTGTTTCTGCTGCGCCATGATCGCGGCGTTACCCACGTCGTAGCCAGCCCGCGCGGGGTTCACGCCTTGGAACGCACTGGCAATACCGTTAGCGCCAGTGGGCGGGGGGATAGACGGCCTTTGGGACGGCATAGAAGGTGCGCCCCCAGAAAGCCTAGACCGCAGCGAATTTGCATTACTCGCGCCGCCACCCAAAAAAGACGGACCAGCGCCGGGACGACCGAAGTTAGGGGGCATAGCCATTTCTATTTCCTCTTGATGCGGTTACCGATACCGCGCAGTCTTTGTTGCCACTTTGGGTGGCTGTTTAACGAACTGTTTTCCCGCTGCTTTGCCCGTACGCTTGGCACGAGTTGTCGCAGCGTACTCCGCAGGGCTAAGGGCTTTGATCGCGGCTTCGGGCAGATACCGCTCACCCGTGTCCGACGACCGCTTACCGCTCTTGGTTCTCCACTTCTGAGCGGTCCAATCCTTTAGCGACTGCTGCGGAGCTTTCACTTGTACCCACCACCCTTTGCCTTGTACTGCTTGGCAAGCAACTGTGCTTTGCGGGCTGACCACTGCCCAGCGCCAGTACCCTGAACAGCGCGGGACTTGATGGACTCAAAGAGCGATTTGCGCATACCCGGCTTGGTGTAAACACCGGCCTCATTTACGCGGGATTTTACCTCACCACCTTCAGCGTACTGCGTGAAGTCGGTGTTGTCCCGGCGCTTCTTGCGCACGCCTTGAGGCATCTTGCTGGGCATGATTGCCCCCATCCCGCGACTCGGACGCATCAGTACATCCTGCCTTTCGTTTTGCCACGCTGGGCGATGCCGTCACCGCGCCTAGAAGCAGAAGACGTGGAAGACACCGAGCCGCCCTTGGCGTACTTTTGGACTTTGCCGCCACGACGGTATACCGATCCAAGAGGCAGATTCGATGGGTACGCCAACTCTTCTGCTTCAGACCGAACGCGTTCATTACTGGGCCGCATCGGACCCGGACCTTCACCTGCCATACGGTCCTCATCTTCGCGTGCTTTAGCCCTACCCCGAGCCGTCCGAGCTTCAGACCTAGCCGTTTGCGAAGCACGAAATGCGCGGTCTTCGTCAACAGCACGCCGCGCACGATCTCCGGTGACCGCTTGTTTGGCCTGTTGACCAAGCGCAGCGCTGCGCTCCGCCGCCGACGCTCCGCGACCTGCAGCGAGCGCCTTAGCCGCCGTGTTAGCCGCGCCAAGCATACGTCCGGGAGGAAGCATCAACTCCGGCGCAACGCGCTCGATTGGTCGGTCAACGGACTCCAGACGCCTAATCTCCGCCCGCCCTTGCTGTTCACGCAGCCGCTGCATTTCTGCCGGAGATTCGCTGTATGACTGCGTCTTTCGTGCGGCAGCACGAGGTGCAGACCGCGTAGCCTTGGGGGCAGCGCTGGGTTCACTAGCCCCAATACTCTCAAGCCCCTCGCGCTCGGCCATTTTTTGACGAACAAACTCCATTGCGCGCATACGCGCGGCGTCGTCAATGTTTGCGTTGCGGCCAGTAACCTCGCCGCCGTCGTCGAAACGCCGTTTCTTCATGATCAGATCATCCTGCCTTTAGTTTTGCCGCGCTGCGCGCAGCCGTCAGCGGAACTGACGTAGCCGCCTTTGGCGTACTTGCTGACCTTGCCGCCTTTGGCGTATTCGTCAGAGAGACGCGGCGATGTCGTTTCAAAGTCTCTGTAGCCGGGAGACCTACGTGGTGCATCGCCCGAATAATTTGGGTTCTGCACCTTGTACTTAGCCATGTCGTCGGCTTTATTTTTACTAAACGCTTCAGCAATGTCTTCGGCTTCTTTCAACGATGCTTTAGTCGCACGTTTAGAAACAGCGGACGCCGCAGCTTTGCGAACGCTCCCAACAGGCGACATGTTGGACACCATGTCTGCAAACTCTTGCTCGTTTTGCGGTGTCATAGGGCGTTTTGGGTTCAGGTAGTCCATCACCTTTCTACCAATACCCCCGCCGTCAGCATACTTGCTGACCTTGCCGCCCTTCTTGTAGCCAGCGTAGTCGTAGGCTTCGCCTTCCCGAGCAGACGCCGGAACCGATTTCCGCATGGCCTCGGCACGGCGAATGTCGTCACGCGCAGACTTCGCCATCGTAGGGGAGATCTTGGCAAGCATGTCGCGCTCGCCTTCAATCCCCTGCTGCATCAGGTCACGGGAGAGTTCGAGCGTCCTGCGCTCTTTCTCCGTGGTTTTGCGGTAGTCAGCCACAATACCCACCTTTGTTCATCTTGATCTGCTTGGCTTTGGTCTTGCCTTTCTGGGCAACGCCGTCAGCCGCACGGGTGAAGCCACCCGACGCCATCATCTTGGTCTTGCCACCACGGGCCATCTTCATGCCCGCCTCTTTGGCTTCTTCCTTGACGATCTTCTTGGGCACGCCAGCCTTCTTCATGGCCTCGACGTGCTTCTTCTCTTTAGCCATATAGGCCGCGCTACCGTGCTTCATATTCATGGCACCACCCTCTGAAAATTTGCGGCCCTTGTCCGCAGACATGAACTCTTGACCCACGCTCTGTGGGATCCCCATACGCTTAGCGGCTTTCTGGTCATTGGCGACCATAGCCATCAAGCGGTGCTGCTTACCAGAAACTGACGGCATGATCAGCCCTTCTTGAAGACGCCGGTCGTGTTGAAGAGCCCAACCACAGCGCCGATGGTTTTCTCCAGCGCGGGCCATACCTGTTCGAACGTAGCCACCGCATTGCCAGCCACATCAAACGCGGCGTGCACCGTCGTACGGACCAGAGCAAGTTTTGCAGCACCTTGACCTGACTGCGGGAGTGCCGCCTCGACAGCCTTAACCGTCTCCAGAATCACCGGGACCAGCGACAGAACCAGCTTGATGATTGCGATCACGTTAGCCATTTTGACTCCTAATATGTGCAGCGTACGCTTAAAACAACCGGAGGAAAAGTCTTTGCCACGTAGTCAAACGCCAGACCCGGGGCCACTTCGCTCTCCGTCCAGTCCACCACCGTCAGGTTTGGAAGGCAAGCCAATTTTTGCAGTTGTTGCCACGGTGCTCCAAGCGTTGAACAACCCCCACACAGTAACGGCAGCAGCAGACACAATCTCATCGTCCAGCTTGAGCGCATAGCCAAACTCCCCCGCAACGGCCAGCGCCACGGTAATCAGCGCCATCAGGGCATTGACCGCTACCGTCCGGTTCTTCCACGACTCGGCGTTCTTCAGGATGTAGCCCTGCCGCAGGGCGGTGAACAGGTTGCCAATGGTCACGGGTACACCCTCCACTCAAGCTCGTAATGTGGGCCATCAGGAAAGGTCTTGCTCAAGTCTTTCATAGTAACCGGCACCTTGAACGACGCCAGCGACTTCCAAGCGCCGCCCCAGCGAATCGGGATTTCCAGTTCCAGCGCTGCCGTACGCATCGCGTTTGCGATGTTGATGAACGGAGGCCAGTCCCAGCGAATCGTGCCGCCAATAAACGGAGCCAAGTCCACCGCATGTCCGGTCAGGTGCCGGGAGTTCATCGTCTTGCTAGCCCCGGACTTAACTAACTGCCTCTGGCGCTCAACGGTACGCAACCCCTCGGTAACCGCAAAGTCCACGTCCGACACCTCCAGCGCACGCCGCACAACTTTCACCAGATCTGGGTGAACCCCAATCAGGTTGTTCTCGCTGCGCTTGCTGAAGACGAAGCTCATTTCCACAACTTCCAAGACACGTAGCAGCACAAGCCGATGAGCGCATATACAAGCCCCACGAAGGTGTACATGATGCTATCTAAAGCAGCGTCAGCCACCCTTGTCTTCCTTGCTCTCAAGCTTCTTGAAGATCAGGCCCAGCGTATCGTTCATGGTGCGGAAGCCGTCTTTCATGTCGCTCCGCACTTCCTTGATCTCAGCCCGCAGGTCAGTCACCGACGCCCGGAAGTCATCCTTGCGTACGTAGATCTCCGGCAGATCTTTCTCGATCTCGCGCATGTCGCTCTGCAGTCTTTGAATGGCGTCCCAGACGACCTTAAGCACCCAGCCAATAGCTGCGCCTGCTGCGCCAAATGCCCAGTTGAGAACTTCTTGTGTCATGACTCAGCAGTTCCATGCCCGCAAGGATTTGTTGATTCGGCTATTCGGATCGTTCGCGGTCTTGGCTGAAGTCAGCTTGCTCTTCATGCCTTTCATCCGGGCACAGAACGAATCGCGCCTTGGCCCACCCTCGGGTTGCGGTGCTTTCAGACCGGGCTTGCCGGGATTGGCGCGATTGTAGGACGCACGCCCCTTGGCGTTCAGGCCACCAGACTCTGCCTTGCCTTCCTTACGCTGCCA